CTAAAACGTGCCCGCATTCAGACGTTGCTGCAGGGCTTTAACGCACGTGCTTGGGTTGCTGATACGCCCATCCTGCGTGGTTCCGAGGCAGGTTTGCAGGGCGCGGAACGTCTTAGGGCCTGCGACACCATCGACCGTTGCGCCGATCTTGCGTTGCAGCGCGCGCACCATGTCGCTGCCAAGGGACGTGCGGCTGTGCCATTCCCACGACGCGGAACTCAATCCGGGGTTGCCCGCGCGGTATCCGGCGTACTGGTCGCTCACGATGCCGTCTTGCGTGGTGCCGAGCGCAGCTTGCACGGCCCGCGTCGTGGCGGGACCCCACACGCCATCGACTTCAAGCGCACCGACGCCGTTCTCTGGGGCGCTCGCGGTCGTGCCATCGTAGTCCGGGCGGATGACGCCGCACACGGTTCCGTACGAGCGCGTGCGGCGCGCCACCGCGCCGTTGTTGGTGTTGCCCTCGATGGTGTGGAGCACGCCGCTGTTGCGCTCCACGAAGCCCACGTGATCGCTTGTGCCGTCGCCTTCCCAGTCGAACAGCACCACGTCGCCCGGCTTCGCGTTCGCGGCCGATACGAGCTTCCCCGCCTTCCTACCGGCGTTGAGAATCCACGGGCAGTAAGCACCGGGGATGCCCTCGCACCTCGCGCCGGCCTGCGCCATGACCCAGCTCACGAACATGGCGCAATACGGCACCCCGTTGGTGCCGTAGTAGCCGCTGCCGGTCTTCTCGGCGTACCAGCGTCCGTACTTCGTGCCCTGCTCGGGGTCGCTCCACCGCGAGTAGCCGACTTCCGCAGCAGCGATCCTGATAACGTCGGCCGCGCTATTCGCCATCGTCTGCCACCTCCACGTCATCGGGGCCGTCGCCGTCGGTGCGGCCGGCCTCCACGGCCTTCTGCAGCATGGTGGCCTCGTCCTCGGCGGTCTTCTTCTCTTCGTCCATGGGCTATTCCTTCCCGATATAAACGGCTTGCTTACCGAGCACGCTGTAAACGTGCTCGAACTTGTCGCGGGGGTACTCCTCGTATCCTTTAAGAGGGTCGATGGTGCGCACCGTGTCGTCATCGACGCCGAGCACGGTCAAGCAGTGCGAGGGATAGAACATCGAGTAAGCCCCTTGCGTCTTGAGCGGCCCCTGCGGCTCTGCCAGGTCGATGGTTACCCACACGACGCACGGCGTCGGCAGGTCGGCGAGATCGTAGCCTTCCGTCTCGTAGCCGATCAGGCTGCAGCCGACTAGGAATTTCCGCATCGTCTCGACTGCGCACAACGACATGCAGCAGCCGCCGTTCTTGCTGTAGGGGTCGCCCAAAAACGAATGCACAAAGTCCGTATCGCTCTTTGGCATCACGTCGGCAATGTCGGTTTTCGACGCGTCAACGCCGTTGAGCCGCAGCAGGGTCGCTATGGCCGTCGCCTCGCAGCCGGTCGGAAGCTCCGGAAGCTGCATATCGGCTGCGGTGACCATGTAGTCTTCGCTGGCTTCCAGCACTTCGCTCGGCTCTTCTGCGCGCCCGCTTGGCTGCGATGCGGCCACGAGTGCGACGAACACCACGATCAAGGCCGCAAGGGCCGCGAGAAGGGCGCGAACGGCGTTTCTCGTCTTGCGCATCACGCCATCCGCTCGCCAAGATAGTCCATGATCGGCGAAAGCACGGCCATGGACGCGGGGCACACCACGACGGCGACGAACTCGGGGGCCATGGCGGCGTAGTAGGTGACCGCTGCCGCAGCGACGCCGACGACGCCTTGCGCCACGGTTCTGGCCAGCTTCGCCTCTCGCGAGTTGTCGTTTAAAAACCACTTCATCAATTCGGGCATGTTCGCCTCCTAGAGTTTGCTTTCTATGCGTGCCAGGGTTTCGTTCTGGTGCTCGAACCTGATCTCCGACTTTCGGTCGTGCTCGATCAGGATCGCGGTGGTCGTGTCGCGGTCCTCCTTGTTCGACCGCAGCGCCTCGGTGTTGTTGTCGAGGGCTGCGCGGCATAGGTGCAGCGCCTCGGTGTTGTTCTCGGTCATCTGGTCGCTTTTGCTCCGTCGCGCAGGAATGCCCTTTATGAGCGCCTTGATATCGGGGCCGAAGTAGATGCACGACGCGACAACAAGTGCGATGAAGGTCCAGAAGAAGCCAAGTTCTTTCATTGCTTCCGGGCTGTTCAGAAACGCATCCATAGATCACCTCCTTTAGCGGATTGCTAAAGGGTATTTGCGGCGTCGCGGCGCAAAAAAAGCACCTTTGCGGGTGCTTGCGTTCAGATCGCGCCTTGCTCTGCCGGCTCCTGCTCGTCAAGCGTGGCGAGCTGCGCTTCGCACTGGTTGATCGCCTCGCGCCATTCCTCGCGCTTAGCTCTCATGGGGCCGTATTCCTCGGGGGTCAGCGCGCCGTCGGCGTGCTTGATCGCCATGTAGTCGGTTTGCTGCAGCAGGTTCTTGTATGCGTTGATCGCGCCTTCGATCTCCGTGCGCTCCATTTCGCCATCCTTTCTTCGGGTGGCTCGATGATCCCGCCGGCGTCGCGTCATGCGGCTCGCGGAAGTGCTATTTCAATGACACCCCCCCCCGCGAGGCATTTTCGGGGTTCGAGAATAAATCCTTGTACAGCGCATCCATGGACAGCACCGTGCGGTGCGCGTCCAGCTTCTTCATGCCGCCCCTCCACGATTGGTAGGACCTCTCTACCTGCTCGGGCGTCATCATCCCGAGATCGACGAGCTTGCGTTGCTTTTTCAGCTTCCGCCTTTCGCGCGTGATCGATTCGCGCGACGGCCTTACGACGATGCGCCCGTTCTCTCCGAACGAGATTTTCTTCTTGAGGAACGTGAAGCCGCGCGACAGTTTCACTATGCGCGTCTTCTTGCGGTTGATCGATATCCCGCATTGGTCGCACTTCTGCTCTATGAGCATGAGCACCACTTCGAGGTACGCCTTGCTCTCGTGGATGTAATAGCTATCGTCCATGTAGCGCCCCGTGGCCTCAAGCCCGCACATTTCCGCCGCGAAGTGGTCGATGTAGGATGGGAACGCCACGGCGAGTATCTGGTTCGGTTCGCTTCCAAGTCCCAGCCCGATATCGCCCTGCGCGTCTATGAAGCGGTGCTCAAGCGCGACGAGCCGCCTGTCTTCGAGCGCGCCGGCCACTATGGCCTTCGCTGGGCCGTGCGATATCCGCGCGAAGTAGTCGGAGAAGTCAACGAGCAGGATGTAGCCATCGGCCCCGTGCTTTCTGTAGAAGCGCGCGAGCTGCTTCTTCATCCTGGCTATGGCGAAATCGGTTCCCTTGCCCTTGAGGTTCGCCGAGTTGTCATAGGTAAGCGTCGGCGCTATGGCCGGGACGAGCGCGTTCTGCGTTAGGCTCTTCTGTATGACGCGCTCGGAGAAGCGTACGGCGCTTATGTGGCGCAGCTTTCCGCGCTCCCATAGATCGAAGCGGATGAACCCACGGCAAACGTCGCGGCCTTCCAACAAGTCGCGGCGTGCCTTCATGACGTTGCGCAGCACGTCGGCCTGGTACCTCTGCACGCTCGCCTTCCATGCGACGCCGCGCGCGGCCTGCTTCGCCGCCTTGTAAAGCGCGTTCAAGTCGGCGACGGCCTCAAGGTCGCATCCCGCGTTGCGCTCGGCCTTCCTGCGCGCCCGCTCTGCCTCCCTGCGCGCCCTGCGCGCCGCCCTGCGCTCATCCGAATTCATAGGAGGGCACCCCGCACGGCCTTTTCAATGGCGTTCGTGCAGCAGCCGCGTGAGACGATGGCATGAAACCGGGTCGAGCGCCTAAGGCCACGGCCATGCAAGAAGCGTCCGCCATCGCTCGCGGGGTGCGTATTTACGGCCTCGCGGCCGACGGTCATGCCTTCCTTCCTCAATGGCGCTGCTTTCGGCTTTCGCCTACTCGGTCTGGCCGTCTGGGAATCAGGGCAGGGGCCGGACCCAGGTGTTCGCCGGGGTATTGTAGTTGGCATTCCCGTTACTGTTGACGTAGCACACGTTGGACGAGGAAAGCCCGGACACAGAGCGAAGCCACCAATTGATCCGCGATGCAAGGCATAACGCGCGACCATTATAGCGCACGAATCCTCTCTACCTCCGCCTCGGCATCGGCTAGCATTTCTTCGGCGCTGCGCTTTCCGACGATGCGCACGTTCTTGCGCGCGCCCTTGAGCAATGCTATCTCCTGCTCGATCATCGAGACGACGGCCTCGAACTTTCCGACGTTGACGGGTAGCCCAATGTCGATAAGGCATTGCATGTCCTGGCAAAGCTGCTCGCAATCCGCTATCGCGAGCGACAGGTACTTTCTGCGCTCGAGCACGTTGGCCGCGCTGTTCGGGTAGAACTGATCGGCGCGGTTGATGTTGTAGACGATTGCACGCGCCGTCTCGACCGTGGGGACGGCGTTCAGCAGGCGGTAAGCCTTCGGCACGACAGCGGGCGACGCCATGAGTCTGTTGACCTCCACGCGTATCCTGATCGCCGTGTTGTAGAACTCGAATTCGGACACCTTGCGGGTCCGCTCGTAAACCCCGCCCATGCTCTACCCTCCGAAAAATAAAAATTTGAACCGGCCCGCTTCGCGGGCAAGTGCGCCCGCGCAAGGCGGGCGCAGAGAAGTATACAGCACCGGCTTTCAGCCTACGAGGAAGCAGGGCAGGGGCCGGACCCAGGCGTACGCCGGGGTATAGTAGTAGGCAATCCCGTAACTGTCGACGTAGCACACGTAGGACGAGGAAAGCCCGGACACAGAGCGAAGCCACCAAGAGATCCGCGAACCTTGGATGCGGTCCTTCGTCTTCTTGAAAATGTCAAATTGGCAGTCGAAGCCGACCGAATACCCAGGCGTCCCCCAGACGCAGCAGCCGTACACCTCCATTTCGGAAGGCGACCACACCGGCCCGAGGTCGGCCCACGCCCAGTTGTTGGAGGCCGTGAGCGCGCCCGACGCGCTGTAGCGCGTTTCGAGCAGAACGCGCTGGTTGAGGATGCAGTCGCGGACGATCTGCGGCAACATGGGGTAGTACACCTCTGTTTCCCATCGGTGCAGGTTGCTCACCAGGTAGGGGTGCGCGTTTTCCGCCGTCCCCTGGTTGGTCGCCGTCTCGTTCCATACGATGTAGGAGCCGTTCACCGCATCCGCTCCCGTCACGGCGACCGGCGCGCTCGGCACCATGACGACGTGATGGCCCTTCGACGCATCGCCGCAATACAGGTACGGGTCGAAATCGCCGATGCGATACCGCACGTTGTTGCCGTTCGTGAGCGTCAGGTCGATGTAGTCTTTCGTCCGCATTCCCGCGAAGTTCCCCGCGCGCACGCGGGCGCGCAGCCACGCCCAGACGTTCGCGTAATTCGCGATCTCGCCCGCGAACAGCGCGGCGAGGCTTTGGCCCGCGTAGGTGTCCGTGTCGATCTGCCGCGCGTACTCCGACGCGTTCACGGCGTTCTGGCTGCTGGTGCGGGCGCTCTCGTCCTTGATGGTGTACGTGGTGCCCCCCACGCCCAGTTTGCTGATATCCGTCATGTTCCGTTCCTTTCTAGGTAAGTGATGCCATTTCGCCGCTAACCGATGCGCTCTTCATGGCCGCGGTGCCGCCGCTCGCGGTCGCCTTCGCCGAAGGGGCGTAGAGCGTGCCGTCCATGACGATGTAGCCGCCCGACAGCTCCGCCGCGAGGTTCCCGAGCTTGTCCACGCTCTCTTTCAACGCGGCCACCTCGCCGTCGCCCGCTCCGTTGCTCGCGATGCTGTTCGCGATCTGCAGGGCGTTGCTCGCCGCCGCGTTCGCGTTGCTCGCCGCGCCCTGCGCCTGCGATGCCGCGCTCGTCGCCGACTTCGTGGCCGCTGCGGCGTCCGTGGTCGCCTTCTCGGCGTTGCCCGTGGCCTCCTTCGCCTTCGCGGTCGCCGTGTCGGCGTCGTTCGCCGCCTTCGATGCCCTGTCGGCCTGCTCGTCCGCGCTCTTAGCCGCCGTGTTCGCGTCAGTGGTCGCCTTGGCGGCGCTCTTCTCCGCCGCGTTCGCGCCCGCAGCCGCGTCGGTCGCCTTCTTCGCGGCGTCGTTCGCCGCCTTCGTTGACTTGTCGGCGTTCGCCTTCGCCGTGTTGAGGTCGATGACCGCCTGTTGGAATACCGAGAAGTCGTTATCGGAAAGCGCCGCGCTCCCGTCCACCGGATCGACGTCCACGAAGATCCGGAAGTTCTTGCTGCCCGATATCGCGGCGCGGTTGCCGTTCAGGTAAACCATGATTCGCGCCAGCACGGTTCCGCTCCGCTGCATGGCGGTGGGGTAGAGCACGCGCCATCTTCCGTGCGCCGCGTCCACGGCGGAGAACGGCGTCAAACCCTCGCCGCCAGCCTCGTGGCCCCATGCGAGGTACACGGACATGCCGGTCGTGTTCGCCGGTTCCTTGCCGTCGAACAGCGACAGGTCGATGCCGCGCCCGTTGGCGTCCCCCTCGTTCGCGTACATGTCGCCTACGTGGCCGTCGGCGCAGTCGAGCGTGACGGCGCGCGTGTACCATTGCGCGCTAATTGCCATTGATCATTCCTTTCACTTCGCCTATCGCCTCCGCCAGCTCCGCCTTCGTCGGGACCGATTCAAGCGCCGGCAAGATCGACGTTTCGAGCAGGTCGAGAATCGTTGCGAGCTTCGCTTCGGTCTCGCCATTTAGCGCGCCTACCGCCGCCGGCACCGAACCGTCTGATATTTCTTCCATATGTGCGCCTCCTTACCAGACGAGCGTTTGGTGGAACTCGCCATTGAGCCATCCGAAGCCCTTCGAGCCGCAGCGGCATTGCACGCCGTCCGACGAGATGCGAACATAGTGCGAATCGTCGAGCTTGAGCGTTACGTACCCGCTCCCGAAGAACAGCCCTTGCGAACTGCTGTATTGCAGCTTCACGAGCGGCGATTCGCCGAGGCTGTTGCCTCCGCAGCGAAGGAATAGCTGCTCGTTCGGCTGCTGCATATACGTGTCGTCGAAATACGGCGGATGGAGCCATAGCTGCTTGTAGTACGTGCTCGTGTGCAGGAATGGCTTGTTGAAGCAGGCCATGCCCGCACCCGTCGTCCTGTTGCTCGGGTCGGCCGATGCGCGAAGCGCCTCGACGTCGAGGTAGTTGCCCTGCGAGTTGACGAACGAAGCGCCTGGATTCCCCGCCGCTGTCGTCCCTGTCGTCACGTAGAGCGACGACGACACGCCAACCGCGCGGCTCATGAAGAACGCCTTGCCGTTCGCTATCACCGTTCCGGCGATCATGGAGCCGTTCTTGTCGCGCACTTGGAACCCGAGCGACGGCGACACCGTTACGGTGTTCCCGTTGGTGTCGGTGATGTTGATGATGCCGTTGCGCATGTTGATAGTGCCGCTGTCGAGGTCGAAGTACGAGCTGCCGCCGGTTATGCGGCCGGTATAGATGCGGTCGGCCACGATGCCGTCGCCCGTCATCGCGGTTTTGAAGTACCAATTGCCGCTGCTGTACTTGCTGTTCGCCACGGCCACGATGCCGCCGCCGATCTTCACGCACTTCGTCGCGCTCTCCGGGCGCGAGTTGTACACGAATATGCCCTTGCCGGGTTCCTCGTACACCCAGCCGCCCGTCGTGTTAACCTCCTCGTTGATCATGTCTATGAGCTGTTCACGGATATCGGAGGGTATCTTGTCCATTTCGGCCTTGAGCGCGGCCACCTGGTCGTCGCCGTGCTTGATCGCCTCGTTCACCTCCTGCTCGAACCTGTCGCCGAGCGCGCCCATGTTCCTGTTCGTCTGCGCGTTCGAGGCGTTGACGGCGTTCTGCGCGTAGGAGGCCACCGAATCCGATGATTCGCGGATCGCGCTCTTCTGGGCCTTGAACACGTCCGCGAGGTCGCCGAAGTTTCCGAACTCGTAGGTCGTGTTCTCCTCTTCGAGCTGGTCTTCCTTGATCTTCGTGATGCGGGCCATCACGCGCACGCCGAGGTCGCCGTCGATGACGGCCACGGCATCGCCCTCGTCTGACCCCTCGAACCCGACGCCTGCGTTCCGGGTCGCGGCGACGGACGCCGCATAGCTCACCTTGGGCACGCTGCGCATGGCAAGCTCCGCCCTCGTGAGGCGCAGCAGCTCCGCCGGGTCCTCGCACTTGTCGAACGTCGCCTCGCCGAAGACATGGGCCTTGCCTCCCTTGCCGTCGGGGCGGCCCCACCTCTCGCGGGCCGCGTCGTCTCCGATCCACTTGACCCCGCCGTTCGCGTCCGCGAACGATAGCTTGCGGGAGTACCCGCCCGTGAGGTTGCCGTCATCGTCGGTCGTCTCAAGGGACGCGCCCCAGCCGTAGAGCGCCGTGCACACGTCGTCCTCCGACACGGTGCGCCTGCACTCCGATAGGTCCTTCCGGTACGTGAACCGCTTGCCCGTGTCGGCCCCGACGTGCGCGAGCAGGCTCACGCGGCGCGATACGACGCGCGAGCCGGAAACCGCGATATCGAAGCGCAGCTCGCCGCCGAAGGCGTCGGCCACGTCGTGTATCGCCTGCCACGCGCTCGCGTGGTAGAAGTTGACCTGTGCCGTGCCGAGGTCATCGACCTGGCCGACCGTCCACCGCGACGACGATAGCGCCGAGGCGAGCGCGGTCGCCGCCGAGCAGTTGCCGGGGCGCTTGTCCTCGATGTAGTCGCCGCGCAGCTCGATGGCGGAATTCGGGCAGTAGTGCGTGCGCTCCACGCCCGTGTCGGCGTGGCTCTCGTCGCAGCTTCCGACGATGTTCTCGCGCCAACGGCCCTTGAGGTCGCGCCAAACGATGCGGTCGCCCTTGTCGAGCACCGCGAACGAGACGATCTCGAGGCTGTTCTCTCCGTTCAGCTCGCGGGTGTCGATGCACGAGGCGAGCGTCTTGATCGCGCCCTTGTAGTTCTCCCAGCGGTCGCAGACGAATAGCTGCATCTAGCGCCACCTCTCCGTCCACGCGACCGTGCCCGTGCCGCTCGACAGCCGAAGCGACGCCTCGCCCGGTTCGAGCGCGAAGAAGTCGCTCTCGAACGTCACAGGCGCGTTCGCGCCGTTGACGGCGGCATTCGGCGCGGCCATGTCGAACACGACCACCGACGAGGACGTGAGCGCGGCGGTAACCTGCACGAACCTGCCCGTCGCGTTGTCGGTGAGGCGGAGGAACGACACGCTTCCGCCCGGACGCGCGGTCACTATGGGTTCGGTCGGCCATGTGCCGCCGACCTCGAACGTGCCGGCGGGGGAAAGCGACGCCTCGCGGTCGCGCCCGTAGGCTATGGGGTCGTACGCGGTGAACTCGATATCGCACGTGCCCGTGTACCACAGATTGCTCAACGCGGCCTGCGTGGTCATGATCGCCATATAGTGCATGTCCGGCTCGTCGTCGAGCACGAGCGGCCTCGGCTCCGAGGCCATGAGCACCGGGGCGACCTCGCGGCGCAGGCGCGCCATGGAGGCCCCTGGGCGTGCCCGCCATCGCAGCTTCACCGGGATCACGAGCGGCTTCACCTTCGCGCGGACGAAGCGCGCGCCGGCAAGCCCCGGCACGTCGCGCGTCGCCACGTCAAGCTCGGGCGATATGCGCCGCTCGAACGACGCGCTGAACCACTTCGACAGATCGCAGCCGTTGAATATCATTACGCGAACAGCTCCTTCCGTTTGAACTCGCGGGCGATGGCTTGCGATAGCCTTTCTATGTCCGCCTCTTCCCTCACCGTTGCGCTGACGTAGATGTTCACCTCTACGTCGCGCGCCTCGCCGCCGCCGATGCCTGCGGCCACCGCGTCGGCGAAGGGCTGCATGTTCCGCCCTCGCAGCGGCATGACGGCCTCGGGGCCTGCCTCGCCCACGCCGATGATCGACGCGGCGTTGAAGATGCCGCCCGTGGCGTACCAGTCCACGCCGATGGTCGGGATGCTCGGCGGGTTGAGGCTGAAAGAACCGCTGATCGAGAAGTGGGGGAGGCTGATGCGCGGCAGTTCGAGCTTGCAGCCGGAGAAGAACCCGGATATTGCGCTTATCGCGTCGGAAACGGTGTTCTTCGCCCCGCCCATGACGTTCGATATCGTGTTGGCGATGCCGTCGAGCACGCCTGAAATAGCAGACGACGCGGCGTTGAACCCGCCCTCGACCACGGAAACGATGGTGTTGATGACGCCGGAGAAGATGGACGAAATGGTGTTCCACACGCCGGAGACGATGTTCGATATCCCGTTCATGATGGATTCGACGCCCGCCTGCATCTGCGAGAAATCGCCGGTCACCACGCCGTGGATGAAGCCGCAAACCGTTTGGAACACGCCCTGGATGACCGACAGCGCGCCGCTGATGATCTGCGATACACCGGTCATCACTCCCGTAATGGTCGCGAGGATCGCCGCGAATACGTTTCCCACAGTGTCCATGAGGCTAGTTATCACGGGTATAACGGTGGCGATGACAAACTGGATAGCCGCGTCGATAATGGGCATGACGGCCTCGAAAACGGTCGTTATGCTCTGCTGTATGGCGGTCATCGCCATTTGGATGTAGGGCATGAGGAACGCCGCCACCTCTTGGACCTTCGACGAAATGGCGTCCCACGCTCCCATGACGGCCTCGCGGAAGCCATCGCTCGTGTTCCATAGGTACACGATTATCGCGACGACGCCGGCGACGGCCGCAACCACGAGGGCGACGGGGCCGAGGAGCGCGCCGAGCGATGCGCCAAGGCCTCCCGCAGCAGCGCCCGCGCCGGTTGCTGCTGTTCCGGCCGCAGCAATGAGCGCGCCGATGTTGCCGACGGCTCCGGCGAGGCTCCCGACGATGATCAGCAGCGGGCCTATGGCCGCGACCACGGCCGCGATGCCGAGGATCGCCTGCTGCCCCGCAGGCCCGATGCTTTGGAACCAGTCCTTGAACGCCGACACGCCGTCGATGAAGCCTTGGATGGCGGGGCGCAGCGTTTCGACGATGGTGCCGCCGAACTCGATCATCACGTTCTTTATCTCGTTTATCGCCTTGTTCAGGTCCCACGAATCGGTCTGCATCTTGCCGAACGCTTCCTCGGTCGCACCCGAGGAGTTGTTCATGGCGTCGAGATTCGCGGTGAACCCGTCGATCCCGTCGCCCGCTATGGCGAGCGCGGCCTTCCCGGCCTCTGCGCTCCCGAAAAGCTCGTTCAGGCTCACGCCGTTCTCGTCGGCGTACTGGCGGCACGCATCGAGCACTTCGCCGAGGCTCATGCCCTCGGCCATGCATTCCTTGAACGACTTTCCGAGCTTGTTCTTAACGATCTTTCCAACGTCCGAGCCTGAATCGCCCAGCTCGTTGATCATCCCGGACAGGTACGTGGTCGATTCGGCGGTGGCGATGCCCTTGGCCGTGGTGGTCGCATACGCCGCCGCGAGGTTTTCGAGGCTCACGCCGTAGGCCGACGCGGTTGGGATGACCTTGCCCATTGCCTGCGACAGCTCGCCGACGGTCGTCTTGCCCTTGTTCTGGGTCATCAGCAGCACGTCGGACACGCGGTTTACCTGGTCGGCCTCCATGCCGTACGCGTTCATGGTGGTTGACAGCAGGTCAAGCGCCGACGCCGAATCGGTGAAACCGGCGGTTGCCAGCTTCGTGGCGTTGCTCACGAAGTTAACGGCGTCCCCGGTCGATTGGCCGGCGGATATTGCGTTGTAGACGTTATCGGCGATATCGGATGCCGCCACGCCGGTGTCGTCGGACAGCTTGAGGATCGCGCCGCGCAGGTCGTCGAGCGGTACTTCGGTCGTGTCGGCGATGGTCGATACCTTCGCCATGGCATCGTCGAAGTTCATGCTCATGGTCGCGCATGCGACGCCTGCCGCGAGCACCGGCGTCGTGAGCTTGAGGGTAAGGCCCTGCCCTGCGCTCGTCAGCTTGTCGCCGAACTGCTTCGCGGCGTCCGCACCCTTCTGCAGGCCGGACCAGTCGAGCTTGCGGTCGGCGTCCTCGATGCTCTTGATATCGGCCTTGACCGACGCGACGCCCTTTTTGAGCGGTGCTTCGTTGAGTACCGCTTCTACCTCCACGCGCCCGTCAGACATTGCCCACCTCCGCGCCCTTGGCGACGGCCTTCAACGCGGCGAACAGGTCGCGGCTTCGGTTGTTCTGCTCTTCCATGGCATCGGCCGGCGAGGCGTCGGCGGCCTTGATCGCGAAATGGCTGCGGCGCGCGCTCCATGCGTCGCACTGCTCGCCGTTGTACTTCGTGCGCTTCGGTGGCTTGGCCGTGCGGTAGTAGATCGCTTGCGCGAACGGGGTTTGGCCGTCGTCTTCGACAAGCTCGCCGAGCAGCGCGCACACGTCCGCGAACGACAGCCCGTCGGCCGCTTGGTCCCAGGTGATCCCGTAGGCGCTCATGAGCGACGCCTGGATGCGCGGCGCGTCGGATTCCCAGTCGAAGACGGCGCGCTCGTGGGGCTTGGTGCCGGTCACGTCGAGGCCGCACGCGTCCCACAGCACGCACGCTATGAGGTCGTTAATGTCGCCGCCGGCCATTCCGAGTGCTTCCGCAGGATCGGGGAACAGCATTGCGAGAAGAATTTGGTATTTGTCCTCCGGCTCAAGCTCCTTGTCGGCGAATAGCTCGATGACGAGCAGCATGTTCCGGGCGGAATCGCACACGAGCACCGAGCGGCCGCGCCAGTCGTACCAGTGGCACAGCCGCCCTCCAGCGTGCTCGCTACGCCTTGTGAGGCTCGGGCTGCGCATTGGCGATCTCCTTGAGGTAATGCGCTGCCTTGTGGTCCTTGAAAGCCTTGATTCGGTCGATGATCGCCACTTCGATCTCGCTGAACACGAGGGCCATGACCATGTTGGCCTCCTCCGGCTGCACCGGCTCGCCGTCGCCGCATGCCACGAGGATTTCAAGGTAGGATTGCTCGCCGATGGCCCCGCATATCGCGGGGCGCATGAGGTCGGCCATGTCCTTGGCGATCTTGTCGGCCTCCGGCCCGCAGGCCGATTCGAGGGCCTTGCCCGCCTCCTGTATGGCCTCCATCTTCTCGCGCGAGCTTCGCAGCAGTTCCCAGTTCTTGTTCACGCTCGAATCGCGCAGGTCGATACGCGCGTGCACCGTCTCGTCCCCAAGCTCGATATCGAGCGGTTCAAACAACTTCCCGAAAGCGATGATCTTAGCCATTTCTTCGCCCTTTCTTGCGCGCTGTGGGCAAAGGAAGGGCCGAGGCGCAGCGCGTTCGCCTCGGCCCTCGGCCTAATGTATTTGCGGTGTCGCGCCGCTCTATGCGGATGCCCCCACCGTCACGTCGACGACGGCGCAAACGCTGGGCTTCGCGGCGCACTTTACCGAGAGGCGCGTCTTGCCGGCCTTGACGCCGGTGACGTTGCCCTCGCTATCGACGGTGGCGAACTCGTCGTTTTCGATGGCGAACACGCAGCGGTCCGACGCGCTGCTCGGCGTCACGGTTGCCGACGCCGCGACCGTCTTCCCGACGGCCACGGCCCCGACGGTCGCCGTGACCGATTCCGGCAGCACGGTGGCGTCGGATGGGATGACGCGCGGCGCGCCGTTGAAGTGCAGTTCGCACGAGAACTCGTTCTTGCCGTTCGCGTCGCCATTCGCGCCGAGCGCCTTGATGTTGCAGATGGTCACGCTCGATTCGACCACCTCGCCGGCCGGGTCGGTGATGCGCAGCGTGGATTTGCGGGCCTCGCCGCGCACGAACTTGAGCGACGCCACGTAATCCTGGTACGGGTCGCCGTGGCGGCGATGCCCCGAAACGCTGATGATCTCCTGACCGCCGGTGACGTCCGAGCTTGCGTTTCCGTCGCCGTCGAAATAGGCCGTCTGGTCGATCTCCTCCGACGGGTCGCCGTCGATGGTGGCGATGCCCGCGCCGATGCGCGCGAACGTGCGCTTCACAGCGAACGGGGTGATATCCAGCTCGTAAAGGTGCGTGTGGTTGGGTGCGAATCCGATATCCATTAACCGAAGTCCTTTCTCGTTATGTTGATAGTCGCGTCGAACGCCCAGACGAAGAAGCCCGATTCGTCCCACGGGATGGGGCGGGGGAACGCCGTCTCGACGCTCGCGACGCGGTAGGAGCCGTTCCGCGAATCGAGCGGGCGGGTGCGCAAGATACGCTCGGCCTCCATCGCGTCGCCCATGGCGTCAAGCTCGCTTCTCCGCTTCGCTATGACGGTGAGCCGCAGCGGGGTCGCCACCTCGCCGTCGTGGTAGCGCGTCTGGCGCGATGCGACGCCGAGCGACACGACGACGGCCTCGGGGTGCTTCGACGAATCGGGCAGCGTGGTTACCACGTCGGCGATGCCGGCCTCTTTCAGGCGTTCGCGCACCACGTCGAGCAGATCGAACCTCATGCGCCGCCCCCGAACAGCCCGCCGGCGAAGTCTTCGAGCGCGCCCATGTCGCCGCCCTTCAACCGCTCGTCCCAGTGGTCGCCCGTGCCGGCCTCCGAGTGGTTCATGGGCACGTAGAAGTGCCTCGCCGCATAAGGCGTATCCCAGACGAGCACGCCGCCCCTGTAGTCGCTGTTCATCGGCTCCGACGAGCGCAGCGTCGTTTCCTCGACCGGCACGTACTTGCGTATCAGCGATGCGGCCTTCATCGCGAACAACTCTTGGCGCTTCTCCGCCTCCGCGTCGCCGAAGCGGCTCTCCATGGCCGACAGGTCGATGCGAACGGTCATCTAGCGCACCTCCAATTCCCAGTGATGGACGCGCCCCGCGAACTGCTCGCGGGGGTGGCATGCGTTGACGCAAACCTCGGGCGCTCCGTCGATGCTCACCATCGAGCTGGCCGGCACCTCGAACGCTCCCTCGCTGTTCACGGCGTCGATGAACACGATCCCGGTGGTGCCGTCCTGCAACTGGTAGTCGGTGCGCCTGATCCCCGCCGCTTTCTCGTAGCGCACGTGCCCGATGGCGACCGGCTCGGCGAACTCGCCGCCGTAGTCGCCTTCAAGCGGCACGCGCACGGCTGCGGTGCTTGGGAGGGCGCGTTTCGGTATCTGCAGCATGGTGCTATCCGATTCCCTGATAGAGCAGCCCCGAGCCTTGCAGCTCGCGGAGGATGGCGCGGCGCATGTCGAGGTCGTAGGCGCTGACGCCTGCGGTTCCCGCCAGCGTGGCGGAGAACGCGCCGACCGCCACGCTGGCGACGTTCTCGCCGATCCCGCCGGATGCGCCGTAGGCCGCATCAACATCGACGGCGGCGCACACCGCGCCGACGTACGCCGCCGCCTGCTGCTCGCCGTCCGGTTCGTTGAGGCCCATTACCTCGCGCACGGACGCGACGGCGGAGGCGAGGGACGCGTCGAACGCCTCCTTCGCCAGTTTGCCGCCGCGCGCCGTGTACTCGTCGTATGAGACGCTAGGCGTCATCGTCCTCGCCCTTCTGGCCGGCGTCCTTGCCGCCCGCCGCGCCGTCAGCGCCAGCGTTCTGGGCGTCGCCCTTCTGGCCGGCGTCCTTCTTCGGAGGCGTGCGCTTCTTCTTGACCTCGAAACCTACGGTCTTCATCGGGTGCCCTCCTTAAGCCTTGTAGCTCGAATAGATCAGGCCGGCCTTGTTCTCGTAAACGAAAACGTCGTGGAACAGGCGGTACTGCCACTTGTGGGCTTCCTTGTCCTGGTTCACGTCGGGGGAGAAGTAGCGCAGCTTCTCGTGCTTGTTCAGCACTGCGGCGGCTGACGGGTGGATCGCCATGAAGTTGATCGGCACGCCTGCGGCCGCCTGCTTGTATCCGCCGGCCTCTTCGCCGGTCGTCTTGCCGTCGAGCAGGTCGATGGCCGTCAAGAAACGGTTACCGGGCACCACGATGAGCTGCATTTCGTCGAACGTGTCGAAGTTGCCGTTCGGGGCCTCGCTCTGGCCGATGCGCCACGGCTGCGCCTTGCGAAGCAGCGTCTTCATGTGGGACGTGAGGCACAGCTTGCAGGAGGAAAGCTGCGCGCCGGCGTCCTGCAACGCCTCTTCCGCGAGCAGCACGGCGTCGAGCGCCGCCTTCTCGTCGGTGAACGTCTCGGCCTTCTTGGTCCCTGCCTTCTCCGTGAGCTTCGCGAAGCGGATCGCATCGACCTCCGGCGCGACCATGGCGCGCGCGAACTCCGCCATGAGGTTCGCGGAGACGAGAAGCTCGTGCTCCTCGTCCTCCATCACGTCGATCTCGAACTCGCGGGCGCGCTCGTAGTTGAGGCTCACGGTTTCCCAGTCGAGCGTGACGCTTCCGACGGGGAAGCCCACGGCTCGGTCGTAGTCGCCGAGGCCGTCCATCGCGATCTTGGCGATCTTCACCTCGCCGTTGCCCTTAAGCTCGCCCACGAGGTCGCCATTCATGTTCAGGAAGCTCGTTTTCGGTTCCGTCTCGAGCACCTTGTCGAGGCGGGTGGTGAACTTCGTCACCGCGTTACCGAGGTTGTTTGCCATGCTGTGGTTCCTTTCCTAGTGTCGCCCTACTTGAGGCCGAACGCGCGGTCGAGCTTGTCGTCGATATCGCTTCCGCCCGCGCCCTCCGGCTTCTTACCCGTAGAGCCTTTCTTCTTGTCTTCTGCGAACAGGTAGGGGTAATCGGCCTTGAGCTTGTCCACGTCGCCCTCGTAGTCGCCTACGAGCTTCTTCGCGGCCTTGAACTTCTTCTCGTCGGTGCACCCGGCGAGCTTCAATTCGTAGTCGGTGCGGATTTCCGCCTGGTCGTCCTTAAGCTCGGCGATCTTCTTCTCAAGCGCGGCGCGGCCCGCCTCGGTCTTCGCGGCTTCGCCGATCTGCTTCTCAAGCTCCGCAATCTTCGCGTCCTTCGTCGCGATATCGCGCTCGTACTTGCCTTTGCTGATTGCCGGGTGGCCGTGCTCGTCGGTCAGCTCTTCGCCGTCCTCCGCAGCGCCCTCGGCCCCTTCTGCGGCCGGCTTCGGGTCGGTCGCCTCCGTTGCCTCGGTCGCTCCTTTCTGCGGCTCTGCTGCGGCTTCCTCGCCGGCCTTGTCCTCGTTCTCGGGGTCCATGCCTGTCCTTTCCCTAGCGGTTGTTTACGCGGTTCCCTCCGCGCTTTAGGTGCGCTTTTTACGCGGCGCTTGGCGTTGGCTATATGGTCGGCGGGGTGTCGCGCCGCTCCGGGCGCTGGACGGAACGAAAAAGCCGCCCCGTGGGGCGGCTGCTGTCGGTGGATATGGGATTGCGCGGGGAGGCTAGTCTGGTATCGCCTCTATGAGGCGCAGGCATGCCTTGCCGTGTTCGTTGAGGCCGTCGCCCTTGGCGTTGATGCCGTGGCGCTGCAGCTCGGTCGATAGGGTTTCCTCGATGCGCACGAGCGCGTCATCGTCGAGGCCGTCGAAGCTCTGCGGCAGGCCGAGCGACGCCAGCATGCCATTCTGTCCGTCATCCAGCATTCTCGGCCTCCTTCGCCTCCCGCTCGTACTTGCGTGCTATCCGCGCCTTCGTCTTGTACGCGGTGACGATCTCCCCGGTGTCGGGGTTGACTATCACTGTAGCATCTTTGCCGACAAGTTTCTGGGCTCGCCTCCCGTTGTCGTCGGCCACCGCCTCGAACCTCTTGAGCGGCGACGTTATGGCGCTCGCCGCCGCCTTCTCCGTTATGCCGCGCTCCCGCATCCGCTCGGTCCCGTGCTTTGTCCTCGCCGGTCCCGTGGTCTTCGGCATGTCGCCAGCCCACTCGCGATGCTGGTTGCGGTGGAGCACCGATGTTCCCGGCTTCGCCTTCGCGTTTGCTTCTTCGAGCAACTTGCGCATGGCTTCCTGTCGGCTTTTGATCGCTTGCTTCGCCTTCATAACCTCCGCGAGCTTTTCGGCGCTGCGGTCGGCGTCGTATTCTGCCTGCGCGCCTCGCAGCTCGCGCTTCGCCTCGCGTATGCGGCGCTCAATGTAACGCTGCTTCTGCGTGAGCCGGTATACTTCATCGCCCCTCACGCCCGATGCGTGCTTCGGGTCGTGGGCGTAGGCATGGCGCGTGCCGTGGATGTATGGTGCGAACGAATGGCGGCAGTTCGCCCCGAGCAGCCCTTCGACGGTTCCGTAGCCAGTCGCGCTGTAGAAGTCGCGATACCTCACGCCGCCTATGGTCACGTCGCCTTTGAGGCTGTAGCACCGCCCCTGCCACTCGGCATGTTCGGGGCGCGCTCCCGGATGGCTCGAAACCTCCACGAGCGCCACGTCAAGCTCGTTCATGCGCTCGAGCGTCATGCGCGCGCCGTCCTGCGCGATCTGCGTGCGCACGTGGCGGCGCACGGCAACGTCCACCTTGTTTTTCACCGTCTGCCGGCCGGTGGCTGCGTTGCGATAGCTGATGATGCTTATCCCTTCGCGCTCAAGCTGGCGCACGGCTTCGTGTATTGCCTTGTCTGGCGTGGTCGCGCTTATGTTCACGCTGGTGATGGCTCGCGTTGATGCCTCCAAAAAAGCCCGCTTCGCGCCGTCGATCATGTCGAGGTTGTCGCGTTCGAGGATGCGCGCTATCCCATCGACGGTTGCGGCGACCTGGTGGGGGTAGGCGGTCCTCCCGCCGCCGAGCCTGCGCACGTCGTCCTCGTCCGACCGCTTGAGCGCGTCTTCGACTGACGCCATCACGGCCGCAGCGATTCCGCCGGAATTGCGCCGCAATATCTCGCGTAGCGCGCCGTCGTGCGTCTGCGCGAGCATGGCCAGCGACGTGTAACCGCGCGAGGTGAGCTTTTCGTCTAGCAGCATCTGCGCCACGAGGTAGTCGAGCATTTCCGCCTCGATCTGCGTGTAGGCAGCGGCCACCATGTCGCCGGCCTTGTCGATGTAATCGGGATCGAGCATTAGAACCCGATATCGACTATCTGCTCCGCCGGCACGGCCGCAACGGCGTCCTCTTCGCTCATGCCGTAGTACTTCATGAGGTATTCGACTTTGAGGCGGGGGACCCCCAGCGCGGCGATCTCCGCGAGGGCCATGCTCTTCTCCGCCTGCGTGTCTGTGATGATCGAATCGTCGAAGCCGATGCTCACCAGCCCGACCTTTCCGAGCTTCGCGCCGCAATGGAGCTGCGCGCACAGCAGCGCGGCGCGCATAACGTCGTCGATGGCCGCGCGCACGACGTTCTCGTGCTTCCTGATGTTGCGCATAAGCGCCGAATTGTCGCTCGATACCTCGGTGGCCGTTTTCAGCCCGCCACCCTTGTCGAGGACGAAGTAGTTCTGACCGAAGCCGCAAATGTCGCCCAGCTCTGCGAGGGCAACGCCGAACGCCTCCTTGAGCGGGGTGACGCGGATATCCGGGCTGAACACCTCGAAGAAGTCTTTGCCCGTCTGCCCCGCGATCTTGCGGAAGAACCGCCCCTTCGGCCCGCGCGGCGCGACGGGAACCATCCGCCCCTTGTCGTCGCGCACGTCGATCATCTCGTCGGACATGAACACCATGGCCTCGGTGAGGTCGATTTCGTTGCACAGCGCGTCGAACGTCAGATCGACCGCCTTGATCGCGTCCACACCGTCGGCGAAAACGCTCATGCCGTAGGGCGACAGATCGACGCACGTGTTCTCGATAGCCGGCTTGATGATGCCGAATGGCGGGAGGTCGATCAGCGTGTCGAAGTCGGGGAGCACGCCGTGCCGCTCGGCGTCAACCTCGCGGCCGTCCATGAACAGCTTCGTTTTGATGTGGTACGTGCCTTCGTCCAGCACGTAGAGCTGCAACTGATAGGCACGCTTGCCCTTGAGCGAAACGCTCGTGCAGAACGCGCACTCGGTGATGCCCTCTTCGTCCCACGACAGCGGCACCACCATTCGCGCGTCGTAGCGACGGATCTTCATGGCGGTTTCCGTGTCGCCCCTCACGTCGAACCACAGCGCCCACGCGCCGGTGCCGAGCGCCATGCTCTTCTCTACGAGCGATTGGCCGTTGACCCAGAAGTTCGAGGCGTCGAGGAACCCATCGAGCCATTTAGCGGCCTTCGCCCCCTCGCAGGTGATCGTGGTTCCCTCGTTGAGGATCAGCGATGCCCATTCCCGGCATACGCGCCGTGCCGGCCTGATGCTCATGCGGCGACGCGTCTTCTTGCGGCCCTCCACGGTCGTATAGCCCTCGTCGTACCACTGCGTGGTGCCGGTGTACCACTGCCACCATGTCGATACGAAGCCCTCCATCGAGGTGTTTGCGGTGTATCCCGCCTCCCTGATGGCATCCTTTACGCAGCTCGGTATACTGAATTCGTCTAGCGCCATTGCCGCCCTTTCCTTCCGTGTTCGCTCGCCCTATTCTTCGGCCGGCGTCGCGCGGTATGCGCCCCTCGCGCGGCGCACTATCGGCATGAGCGAATAGCGCACGGCGTCTACCCAGTGGTCGTTCCCGTCGGGTATCTCGTTGAGCACTTCGCCGTCCTTGTTGACCGCGTACTGCATCGCCCGAACCTCCGCCGCGAGCTTCGGGCACCGCACGGGGTCGATGACCCACGTGCTCGATTGCACGAAGCGATACGACGCGTCGCGCATGTTGCCCTTGCCGGCCTCGCGTGCGTTGATCCCCGCGTCCCTCTGCGCCGCTATGGCCTCCGGCGCGGCATCGTCCGACCGCACGGGGATATGGTGGTAGACGGGATCGCCGTCGGGCGTGTCGCGCCACGTGAGCAGCGCACGTATGCGCTTCGCCTGCTCGCCGGGGTGCAGCTTGTTCGCGCCGTCCTCCCGGAATGTGAGCAGTGTACGCGTGTTCTGCCGCCACTCGGACAGCGTGAACGCCCACGGGTCCGGGTACCATCCGAAGTCCTGGCCTGCCTTGAGGTTGTCGAAGGCGGCGATCTCCTCGTCCGTTATCTCGCGGAATACAACCTTCTCGGGGTCGAACACCTCGAGGCCCATGCCGACGGCCTCGCCCATGTACTCGTGCAAATATGCCTTGAGGTCGATACGCTTCAATTCCTCGGCGTCTGCGTGGAACTGGTCGCCGAGCCATTCGCGCGGGGCGTTGAGGTAGTTCGACGTGAACACCGGTTCGCCCGCATCGCGCCGGCGCTGCATTTCGACGTTGATCCACGAGTGCACCGAGCGGGGCGGGTTGTACGTGTAGAGGCGTATGCAGTCGTTGCCGCCGCGCGTGAGCGATTGGTTCACCTTGCGGATTTCCGCCATGCCCTTGAACATGTCGGCTTCCTCGTACCAGGCGACGCCGATATGGCCGAACGGCACCTTGATGGATTTGATCTTCTGCGCGTTGTCGCAGCCACGGAAGATGATCAACTGGCCCGTGCTGCGCTTCTTGATGCGCAGCGTGGAATCGGGCATTTCGTACTCGTCTTCAAGGCCGAGCATCTTGATCGCCCACACGACCTGCGCATAGGCGGCATCGCGTATCGCCGTCTTGTACTTCATCAAGACGAGCGCGTGCTGCTCGGGGTTCTGCTCTATGTAGTTGACCACTTCGAGCGAGGCATAGGACGACTTCATGGAGCCGCGCCCGCCGCCGAGCCACACGTCGGTTATCTCGCGTCGCGCGATCATGCGGTGCGGCTTGCAGAAGTCGGGCGATATGAGCAGGCCGAAGTCCGCGACGAACAGCGGGCGCACCGTGGCGTCGTCCTCGGCGTACGGCAACAGCTCGCGGGACGCGGCGACGAGCGCGTGCGAGGCCGCAGGGTCGATTCTGCGGCCCGTTTCGGCGTCCTCGGCTACTCGCGCCCATGCGGTATCAGCTAGGCTGTCGAGGCGGCGCAGGAGCCGCCCACGCGTGAGCTTCGCGTCGCGCGCCCCGGCCTCGTTCAGCTCGTGCAACCTTGCCGAAACCTTAGCTTGTTTTTCGAGGTTGCACGCCTTCGCGTCTACCGCCGCGTCGGTCGAATTGCACTTCGGGTACGCGGACCTGTAGGCGCGGCGCTGCGACAGGCCCCTCGCGCGGGCTTGGCAATACAGCTCTTGGTTCTGTGTCAACTTCTGGGCCATGCCTAGCATGTTCCCGGAGGCGTCGCGCCATAAACGACGAGCGCCGCCCGGTGTGGACGGCGCTCTCGGAGGGGGTGGGTGCGCGGTAAGGAGAATTGGAGGAACCCGCGCAATTGGCATTGTCTAGGCGGTGTCGCGTCACGCGAGCACTTCGGGATCCGTGTGCTCTCCGCATACGTGCTTCGGCGGGACCCTCGGCGCGTGCTGCACTGGCGTTCCATCGACTACGAACACCTCGGGCTTCGTCTGCTCGTCGGCGATCCTGCGAATCTCGGCCAACGATTCGGCCATGCGCTCGAACGCCTCCTTCGCCGTTTCCCCGATGCGCGCAAGCTCTCCGGCGAAGGCCGCTATATCGACGCTGCTGCATTTCGAGGCTTGGGAGACGCGCCTTACCGTATCTTCGAGGCTATCCGACATATGCCCTCCTTCACCCATAGAGCGAGGCTTCCAATTACACAGAACGGCACAATGAGGAACACGAACGCGGCCAGCACGAGTAGGAGCAGCGGCACCAGCGCCGCGTCCTCCATGAAACCGGCGCAGCCTGACGGCTGGCGGTTCTTGTAATGCGTACTCATGGCCTGATCCTTTCCCGCTCCCATCGCCGATAGATCGCGTCGAAGCGTTCTTCGTTCTCTGCGATATATTGTTCGCTTTCCTCGTCGTCAGGCAGTCCGCCCACGTAGCAGGCGTATTCGCCGTACTTCTCGCGGAACCCAACGAGGTCGCCCACCATGCAATCGCCGGCGTTTGCGCCTCCTGCCTCGAATAAGCATTCACCCGAGTTGCACACCGTCGGCCTCGCTTTCCAGCCATTCGAGCGCGTAAGACTTCCTGTAGTCGCTGCCGAGGTGCTTCCATTCGGCATCTATGCCGGGGAAGCGGGCGAACACTGAATCGTTTATCTTCTGCCGCACCTCGCTATCGGCGATCATTTCAGCCGCCCGCTCCGGCGAGCCGAAGTATTTCTTCCAGTTGGTCATTCGATGACCTCGATTCGATGCGGCGGCGTTATCTTCGTGGGGATGATTCTGCGCGGCATGTTCCAATCGGCCATGGAATCGTGCAGCACTATGTGGTCTACGTCATCCGGTTTGAGCCAGTCGTTAATTACGCACGGTTGCCTGTTCTCGTGTCGCATGTACCAGCCGCGCAATACCTCGTTGCCGTCCTCGTCCAGCACGCGGACCATCGGCACCCCGGGAATCGGCTCTGTTCCGATCATTCGCCTGCGCCTTCCTCTTCGCTTTCCCTCTTCTTCCACATTTCGCACACTGGGCGGTGCTCGCAGTCGATGATCACGTTCAGCTTCGTGTCGCCACTGCGTTTCCCCGCCACCACCGCCTCGGCGGAAGGAACGACGAGACTGCATCCTTCCTGGCATTCTTCGAGCATGCTGTAAACGTTAGCCTTCATGACGTGCCCGCCTTTCGCGCTTCTGCTCCACGGCCTTGAAGTTGTAGACGGGGTACAGGCGCTTCTCCACCTTGACGGTTGGGTAGAGCGCATCGACGATCTGCTCCGCCGGCTTGTACGCGTCGGGTGCCTCGTCGAGCGTGCCTTCGCACACAGTGGACGAGTAGACGTTCGCCATCTGCTCCCGGAAGCCATCGACGGACAGCTCGCGCTTCGCCTTGGCGCGGCTCATGGCGCGGCCGGCCCCGTGCGGTGCCGAGTTGTTCCAATCCTCGTTGCCGCGTCCTATGCCGAGCACCGAGCCGTCGCGCATATTGAGCGGAATGAGCACGCGTTCGCCCTCCTGCGCGCTGATCGCTCCCTTGCGCACGATACCGTCGTTGCCGATGTAGTTGTGGACGGTGTGGAACGTCCCTCCCATCAAGACGCCCAATCGAGCCTCGCGGTATATTGCGTGCATCATCGCCTCTCGGTTCAGCCCCGCCCATCGCTCGCACAGGTGCATATCGTGGAGGTAGGCGTCGCGAAGCTCACCGGTGAGGTATTCGAGGCCCTTCGGCGTCGGCTCCTTGCACGTCTCGACGGCCATTCGCTGGTAGATGTTGGCGACTTGCAGTCCGAGGTTTCGGGAGCCGGAGTGCACGACGAGGTACGCGTCGCCGTTGCCGGCGGCGTCGATCTCGACGAAGTGGTTCCCGCCTCCAAGCGTCCCCATGCTGCGCTCAAGGCGTGCGACGTTCTGCAGCTCGTTGCGGCATAGAAGCCCCATCGCGTCAATGTCGCACGTCTGGACGTTGTGCACGGCGAATCCTGACGGCACGCTCTTCTTCACCACCTCGTCGAACTCGTCGAGGTGGCATTCCTCGATGAATTCGATGCGCGAAGTCAGCATCCCGCATCCGATATCGACGCCCACGAGGTTGGGCACCACCTTATCCCCGAGGTTTGCCGTGAAGCCGATGACGCAGCCCGCGCCAGCGTGAGCATCGGGCATGATGCGAATCTTCGCGCCCTCGAACGCCGGCGCGTTCGCGAGCGTCTCGATCTGCTCCATCGCGGCTGATTCGAGGTTTTGCGCGTATATCTTCAAATCGTTCATAGCGTTTTCTCCTTAGGTAAGTATGGTTCGGGTAGTTCGTGCCATGCGACGGCTATGCGTCCGCCTCGGCTGTTCGGAACGGCGAAGTATCCGAGGCCGACGTGGACGCCGAGGAACAGCTCGCCGTGCGCGCCTTGGCAAAGCACGAGGATCCCCGCCGGCGGTTCCTCCTTCGCTATGTCATGCCACGTCGCGCTCATTCGTAGTACCCTCGCTCTTCGTTCTTGCGTATGGTTGCGCGCTTGATGCTGTCGAGTGTGTCTTCCGGCACTTCTCGCAACGCGGTTTCGCAGGCGTTGATGACGTCCATAAGCTCCATTGCGTAGAGGGGATCACCGACCCTTTGAGCCTTCATCACCTCTTCTGCTTCCTCGATGATTTTCAATGCTTGGTCGCGCCGCATACGTCCGTTCTTCGGTATCCATTTCGAGCACGGCGGGAACTGCCATTGCCAAGGCGTTGCTACTTGCATGTTTTCCGTCCTCTCTTCGCTGGCATCCTAGCGGCCCACTGGCTGACGGTCTTAACGGGCATCATGAGGCTGCGGGCCACGTGGGCCTCAAGCTGCGCGCCCTCGCTGCGCTCCCATCCGTCGAGCATCGCGAGGCCGTCGGCCTGCGCGATGATCGCCATGAGGGTGATCCGCATCGCCGCCGGCCACTTCTCTCCGGGCCGCACGTCCCAGTGCGGTATGCGGACGATGTAGCCGCACGCCGCCAGCTCGTCGGCTGCGGCCTCGAACGCCTCGCGGTTGTCGTCGGGCATGCCGGTGACGGGGCCGGAGACGTACAGCACGGGTCGCGTCATCGGAACACCACCACCATCGAGGGGAACGGGGCCGCATCCTTGGCTTTGCCTTGAATACAGAACCGCAAGCGACCGCGGATGAAACGGACCTCCGCCTTGTGATAGATGTAGTCGTGAAAATACGTTGTGTCTGTGCGGGCTGGTATCAGCATGACGACGACGGTTCCGGGGTTAAGGGCGACTTCGGCATGGGCTTTTTTCACCCATTTCGATAGCTCTCTCCCGTATGGAGGATTGCAGAAAACGCGCTCGCCTGCCCATGACTGGCATAGCCCGTCGTCTTCTATCGTGTAATGCTTCTCGCACTTCGCGTTTTCGTCCGTGCTTGCCGGGTCGAGCGTGAAGTGAAACTCGTTGTCGAGCGTGTCGAACAGATCTTGCGGCGTTTCCCAATAGTGCCTCTCGCTCGAAAAGGCAACGCCGCCTTTTCCGCAGAACGCCTCTTTCTCCTTGGTCATTTCTCCTGCCATCCCTCGTATTCGCATGGCGGGGCGAAGTTGTCGCCCCACTCGTCGGTTTCCTTGCAGTACGCCAGCCCGCAATCCGGGCAGACGATTCCGTACTCGCACGTCCCGCATCCGGGGTTCGCGTGCTTGAGGGCCGCGAGCGCGGCGTCCTGCGTGGCGCAGTTGATATCCCACGCCTGCGGCCCTCCGAAGCGGTCTAGCACACCCATAGTTCCGCGTTCTGCCAGTCGGTCTTCACCCTCTGCCACCCGTCCATTTTGAGGGCGGCGTCGTACTTCGTCGGTTCGTCGGTCAGCAGGTATTCGAGGTGCCCGCCGTCGAGTTTCGGGTACGTCGATCCAATTGCCTCGTAGGTCGGCACCCAGCGGAAATGCAGCATTTCGTGGTGCGCGAGGCCGTGGCAGTAATACCGGCCGTCCGCGTCGCGCAGGTTGTTGCCGAAGCCGCACAGCGTGATCTCGGGCTTCTTGCGCTTGCGACCGTGGGCGTCGAACAGCTCGCCGGCCGAACGCTTGACGATGTGGTGCGAGTTGAGCGGTTGCGTTCGCCCGCAGATCGGGCAACGTTCGAGGCGGATGGTCGGCGCGTCCATCAACGGCCACCAAATCGGCGGCAAAGTCGTCTTAGCCATCTATCTGCCCCCCCCCCTTCATTGAAGAGCGTTTCTTGGGAAAGCTCCGCCGATACCCGGCCGTTCGCCAGATGGCAATACTCCTCGCTCATTTCAAACCCGATGAATGACCTGCCCGTTCTTATCGCTGCAATAGCGGTGGAGCCTGAACCCATGAACGGATCGAGCACCGTGCATCCTTCGGGTGTGATCTTGAGAAGGTGCTCGAGAAGCTCGACCGGCTTCTGCGTGGAATGGATGCGCTTCGCCGTAGGTTCCGGGCTTTTCTCGAAGTAGCCTTTGATGCAGCAGCCATCTGACGGCATAGGCCCCTTGCTTCCCCAAACGCAGTATTCGGCGTTCGAGGTGAAACGGCCCTTCTGCGGCCTCGCGGCAGGCTTTATCCATGAGAAGACGCCTCGGTAGATGAACCCGCCCATCTGCAAGGCGTTCACCGTCGCCGCGATCTGCCGCCAGTCGGTGAAAACCATCGCCACCGATCCCTGCTTCAAAACGCGGTGGCATTCGGAAAGCCACATGGCGCACCAGTGCATGAAGCTCAACTGGTCGCGGTTGTCGCCGTAGAACTCCGGCTTGACGTCGATGACGCCCGTACTCTGGTACTTCTTCGATGTTTTGCCGGCGCGGTCCCCTCGGAACATGCCGCCGGACGAATAGGGCGGGTCTGTGAGAAGCGCGTCGCATGAATCGCTCTCAAGCTCCCGAAGCCCCGCTAATGCGTCCACGTTCCTGATCGTGTTATCGCTCGATGTTTCCACGTTTGCCTTCCTCTGACGTAACGAACAACTGACCTTGCGAAGCCTCGCCCTCGATGCGCCTCCTCGCGACCTCCGCGATGGCCGCGTTCGCCTCGATGCCGACGAACCTACGGCCCATAGAGACGGCGGCGACGCCCGTGGAGCCGGAGCCGCAGAAGCAATCAAGCACCTTGTCGCCTCGCGCGGTCGTGAAGTCGAGCATCATGCGCAGCAGGGGGACGGGCTTCTGCGCGCTGTGCACGCGGTGGGCGGTGGGAACCAGCTTGAACGTCTGCACGTCGAGCGTCTTGGCGTTCGGCCGTTTGAAGCCATCGCAGGTGTAGAGAAGGCATAGCTCATGCGACGCCCGCAGCGGGTCGCCGGTTCCGGGCCAGTCCTTCGACCACACCATGCACGAGGCGGGGAGCCACTTCGCATCACATGACGCTTTGTAGATTCCCGGCAGGCCTCGCCAGTTCATGAACAGCCACATGGCCCCGTCCTTGGTGAGCTTCGGCCGCACCGCGTCGATGACCTCGCGGTAGAACCTCGCGCCGTTCATGAGGTCGGCCCACGGGTCGATCATGTTGTCGCGGTGGACGCTCTGCGTGCCGATCATGTAGGGCGGATCAATGAGCACGCACCGGCAAGAAGCCGGCTCGACGCGCCCGATCACGTCGAACATGTCGCCCGCTATCACCTCGAATTCAGGCATTGCGAAGCCTCCGATCCGGCCCGGTGATCTCGACAACGCGGGCGGTCACGAGCCTCGAAACGACCGATTCGGCCATGGTGCGGTCGCCCTTCGTTGACATGTGCGCCAAGAGCTGGGCGGCGTTCATGTTCGTGGTTATGATCGTCGGCTTGAGGCGCGTATACCGCCTGTCCACAATGTCGAAGATGATGGGCAGCGAGTAGTCCGTGGGGTTCTCCTTGCCGAGGTCGTCGAGCACGAGCACCGGCACGTTGCGGTAATGCGCCTTCACGTCCTCCTCGCTCTCCGGCCGTCCGAACGTCTGCTTGCACTCGTCGAGAATTCCCTGCATCGTCGCGAACTCCACGCGGTGCGTCTTGGCGAGGTGGAGCAGCGCAGCGCAAGCCTGGTGCGTCTTTCCGCGCCCGTTGCGGCCTGTGAGCAGGAGCCAGCCCGTGCCGCCTTCCGCGACCTCGCTGGCGTACTCCGCGACCGCAGGGTGGCAGTCTTCGAGCGATGCGGATGCGTACAGCGGAGGGATGTGCGCGCTCGCGATCCTCTGCCTGGCGACGCGCACGTGCTCACGCCTTGCCGCCTCCTTCGCCTCGCGGTCGATCTCCGCCCTCTGCTCGTCGGTGAGCGCGGGCATTTTCATTACCTTCTCAAGGCTGCGGCGATCAGAACGTCGCAGCATATTCGCTAGTTTCTGCACTCGAACCTCCTTCGTCCTTCTGGTTGAGGTATTCGTCGAACTTGTCGCCGAACAGGGTGGACGGCCTCACGAAACGCGCCATCCTCTTGTCGTCCTTCCATTCGGCGTTCTTCTTCTCGATGACGGCTTTCACGTCGTCGATGGTGCGGCCTGCGTCGAACACGCGGCGAAGGCCGCACCACGCGTCACCGGGCATGTCGCGCACGTCCTGCCCGGTGATGGCGTTGAAGGCAGCGAGGGCTTCGACGGCGAATGCCGCCGCCTCGTTGTCGCACTCGTCCAAGGGGGGTAAGGGGGGTTCCTTAAGGTCTTTCTCCCTCTCACTCTCCCCCTTTAATAGGTGACCGTCCGGTTTGACATTGGAGCCATCGCGGTTTTGATTGCCGCTTTGATCGCCTGTTGCTTTCGGTTTGATTCTGCTTTGATCCTTCGTTTGATCGTCGTTTTGATCGGGCTTTGATTTGCCCGCGTTCGAGCGTTTGCGCGATAGGTCGATGCGCTCGCGAAACGCGATGAACACGGCCTTTGATGCTCCTTTGATGCTCGGCTTCTCGTCGGGGTCGAAGTAGTAGGCGACGATTGCCGCCGCTGCGGCGTCCCTGTCCTTTTTCGGCAGCTCGCTGCACGCCTCCCAAAAGTCATCTTGAAAATAGAAACCCATGGTCTGACGCCTAGAAGGGGATATCTTCGTCGTACACCGACATGGGAACTTGGACGGCCTGCGGCGGGACGGCGACGGGCGCGGGCTGCTGGTAGGCCGCTGCGGGCTGCTGGACGGGCGCAGGGGCCGGCTGCGGCGCGTATTGCGGCGCGTACGCCTGTTGTGTCGGCTGCGGCGCGTACTGCGGCTGCTGCGGCCTCGCAGGAGGCTTGATAAGCCCGATCTCGCGCACCTTGAATGCCGTCTCGCTGCGCTTGTTTCCTGCTTTGTCGGTGTACTGGTCGAAGCGCATGGAACCCCAGACGAGCAGCACGGCACCCTCGACGATGTTCGCCGCCTTTGGGTCGTTCTGGCCGTTGTGCCAGTATTCGCACCGGAAGAAGGCCGGCTCGCTCTGCTGCGTGCTGCGGTTGTAGTCCGGCGAGTTGAGGGTGAACTTGGTCACCAGCTTCCCGGCCTGCGTGCTGCGCACCTCGACGCCCTTGCACACGTAGCCGTCCATCACGAAGTCCTTCATGCCGCTCCTCCTTGTCCGCCGCTGCTCCATATGCGGCTGATCTGCGCGTCGAGCATCCTCATGCGCAGCTTGTATACGTTGATCGCCTCTTGCGACGCCTTGTAGATCGCCTCCGAGCAGTCGCGCCGCTGCTTGAGCGCGGCTATCTCGGGCTTGCCTCGGCAAACGTCGCTGATGATGGTCACGGGCGTTCGCTTGTCGCGTTCCGCAAGGATCTCGATGCGCAGGGCCTTGCGGTATTCGGCCTCGTTCTCGGCGTACTGGCAACCGCTCGTCTTGCACGTATCAAGCTCGCGCATGAGGGCGTCGGTCAGCTCGTCGAGCTGCGCGTAAAGCTCCTGCATCACTCCACCTCGTAGTCGGGGTTAGGGCAGCAGCGGTACGTGCGCATCTGCTCCGGGTTGAAGAACTGCATGCGGGTGCCGCAGCTCCGGCAGCGGGCGAGGAACGGGCCGCTCGCCGGAGGCTCCTGCTTCGCCCCCTGGCCGTCCGCGTCGGTCGAATCGTCGAGCGCGAACAGGTTCCCGAGGGCGCGCTTCCCTGCGTAGGACGATGCAGCTCCGGTTATCTGCGACGGGTCCATCTTCGTCTTCTCCGCGACCTCGCGCGCCCATCCGTGGCGCTCCTCGCTCTCGCCGCTCTCCACGTCAGTGAGGCGTGCGGTCGTGACGACGTACACCCATCCGTTTTCAAGCAGTCGAACGTCGTCGTCGCATGTGATGATGCATCCCTTCTCGTGGCACAGCGGCTTGGCGGCTTCGAGTATGTCTTCCTTGTTCCGGTAGTAATACTCGCCGTAGTCGCTGTAATGCCCCTTCTCGACCTTGAGGGCGTTTTGAATCTCGAGCAGCTTGGATTGGATGACGCTACCGGTCATATCCGACACCCCCCGCCTCGCGCATATACGCCTCTTGCAGCGTGCCGCGTTTGAAAACGCCGGTAACCCCGATGCTCCCGGAGAACCGGCCGATCTGCTGAATCTGGTCGAGCGTCGCCAAGTTGATGACCATGACGTAAGGGCCTGCGTCGGGCGGGACCGGCTCCGGCATAGGCGCGGGCATGGGCTGCGGCGCGCACGCGACGACGGGCGCGGGGGCGGGCTGCGGCGCGCTCACGGGCACCGGCGCGGGCATCGGCGCAGGTGCCGGCTCCGGTCGCTCTTGCGCTGGCGCGGCCTCCTGTGCCTCTTCCTCCTGCGCCATCTCGCGCTTAAGCTCTTCGATGCGCCTGTGGTCCTCCACGAGCTTGTCGTTATACGTGCAGGCTGCGCCGAGGTCCAAGTGCTCGAAGAAGAACGCCTCTGCAGCATCGTGGAATTCGAGGTTGCGCTTCTTGAGGCTGTCCCAGTCGTTCGCGACCTTTTCCACCTTCGCGTCAAGCTCCTTGATGGCCTGCGGCAGGGTGGGGCGCTTGTTGAGCCACTTGGGATCATGGAGCCTCGCGTAAGGCACCACGGGCGCGAGCAGTTCGGCGAACTCGCAGTAATGGGCTTCGAGCGCGGAATACTTGGCGTCCTTCTCCGCCTGATCCGCCTGCTTCTTCACGTCGTCGAGGCGCTTGGCCGTCGCCTTGATCTTGTCGCGGATCGAGTTGGCGCGCGCCTCGAAGGCGTCGAGGGGCTTGAGGTATTCCGACTTGACGGCCTTGCGCCGCGTGTCGAGCTGGGAGGCGAGGCCGTTGAGGTACTTCTTCTCGCGGTCGCACTGCTTCACGTCCTCGGCGTTGTCCGCCGACGGCTCCCAGTCCGCGTAATCTTCGAGGATGCCATCGACGTATTCCTCCAACGCGTCGAAGTTCGCCTCGATGCTCCCGGGCTTGTTGGTGACGGACAGCTCCGCCTTCTGCTGATCTTCTGCGCCGTCGATGATCTCGGCTTCCACCTCGACGACCTCGACCGTATCGGCCGCTTTCGCCCTAGGCATGGCGCACCTCGACCTTCATGACGCCGCCCATGCCGCAAACCTTCCGCGCGACAAGTTTATCGACCATCTGCGTCGCGGCTTCGGCGATATAGGCGTCGTGTGCGTTCCTCACGAAGTCCTCGATGGTCGTCCCGCGCATGTCGCCGCTTTCGAGGCAGGCGAAGTACAGGCCGACGGCAACCCCGTTCACGAAGTAGTCGGGGATGCCTTCCATGCTCGAAACCTTCTTCATGAGCGCATCGGCCTGCGCCTCGGTGATCGATCCGCAGCCACACAGGATTTGCTTCTCGTCGCTTTTCTGCTTGTCAAACATTTTTTCTCCTTAGAATGCCTGTTCAGGTATCGAAATATCCAAAAAATTCAGTTTTTCAACTGGTCTTCCATGCGCTCGATCCGCCGTCGCCTCGCGGCGTTCTCGCGGTCGAGGTTGAGCGTTTCCCACCTCTGCACGAGCACGGCGTTCTGCTCTTCGATCCTCGCCGCAGCCCACGGCCTCATGCCGTCGGTAACCGCTTCCAGCCTCGGCTTCGGGTCGATCCGCGATTCGTGCAGTTCCGGGCGCTTGAGCGCCCGTTCCTCCGGCGCGAGCCTGTCGAGCAGCGCCTTCTCCCGCTCCATCTGCTCCGCACGCGTCTGCTTGCGCGAGCACACGGGGCAGAAGCCGAGCGTGAGCCTCGTCCGCCATGCGCAACAGTTCGGACACCATACGAGCGTGCTTTCGTAGTGCTTGAGGGAAACCCCCATGCGCTGCGCTTGGCGCTCCACGGCCTGTTTCGTGCGCTTGAGGTGGCGTGCGATCTCGTGCGCCGGCTTGCGTCCGGCCCATCGCCTGATGTAGGCAAGCTCGCCGACGGTCCACGCGCGTCCCCTAGGCACCGGTCACGCCTTCCACCGAGATCCGCACGCTGTCGCCCACGCGGCGCTCGCGGTCGTGCTTGTAGACGTGCAGCTCCACCACCTGCTTGTCGTCGTCGTAGGCGATCCCGTTCAGCCCGTCGAGCACCGCCTTCGCGATGTTGTCGATATCGGGCGTCATGGTGTCAGGCTCGCCGAGCACGCGCTTCGGCCTGCTTCCGGGCAGGACGCGGAACACGTCGATGCGCACGGAAACCGGCCCTTCGTGTCTCGGCCCCTTGTAGGCTTGCCCGAGCGCCCGTTCCTCGTCGATGGTCGCCTGCGGGGTGTACACGTGGCACCCCTTGAGCTTCCAAGGGCAGCTCGTGCACTTGCCCCGGAATTCGAGCTTCACGCGGCGCTTGACCGGCACGAAGTTGATTAACGTCTGGCGGTTCATGCGGCCTCACCTCGATTGCACATTTCCAACGCCTCGCGCCACGACGACGCGCGGAAGACGGTATCGGCGTCCACTTCCTCGCGCCAGATGCGGGCGAGGGGGGCTTCATCGATGGGCGCGCCCTTGAAATGCACCGTATGGGCCGCTCTCGGGTACTTCATGGCCGCGTAGCGTGTGAATATGGCCCACAGGTTGTTGTCGCGGCAAAGCCGCTCGACGTTGGACAGCCTCACCTTCTTTTCGCGCGCCAGCTTGAAAGCGTCACCGCGCATGAAGCACGGGTTACCCTTGTCAACCTCCGCGAGGATGACGCCCACGAGCCAGTCGAACGCGTCGAGGTTGCCGGCGATCCACCGGCACGCCTCGCGGGCGCGCAGCTCCGGCGATTTGGCGGCGCTCATAGCTCCACCGCCGTCATGACGGCGTAGCCGTAGCCCTTCTCATAGCCGATCTGGTAGGCCCAACCGAACCCCCAGATGATGGTGATGCAAAGGGCTAAGGCAAGCGATGCGCCTAGCAGCTCGTGGCTGCGATGTGGTATGCTGCGGTTCGTCCGGTTTCGGATAGGGCGCGGCTGTCGTTGGTAGCGGGGCCGCGCTTCTCGTTTTCCGCGCGTTTCCGCGCGTTGGCTTCGAGCCATGCTTGGTATCTCCTTTCGTTTTCGGGGTCCTTGTAAAACTGCGAAATGATCCTCGACAGCCTCGTGGCCATCGAACGCTGTTCCGGTGTCATGGCTACGCCGCGTCGTCCGGCTCTTCGGCTTCGTCGATCTCTTCTTCGTCGAAGAATTCGCCAGTTTCTTTGCTGACGAAAAGAACCTGCTGGTCGTCGATGATTTCGAGCCTGACCTTCGTTCCGGTCAGCAGCGCGAGGTCGGGAAGCGTCGATTTATACTCTTGGTCAAGCTCGAACTGCATGGTCGTTTTGCCGGCCTTGATGTTGCAGCCTGTAAACCACGCTTCCACTTCTGCACGTTTGAACATCTTTCCTCCTTTCTAGCTTGCTCGTTGGATGGGTTGCTCGTCGAACAGGTATTCGATAGGCAGCGTTGGGAACAACTCGCGTTGGACCTTGATCGCCTGCTTTACGGGGAATGCGCTATCGACCTTTCCGTTCATCCAGTCGGAAATCGTGGTTACGTGCTTTCCGGTCGTCTGCGCGATATCCCTCTGATCGACGCCGAAGCGTTTCATTTCCGCTTCGAGGTTGGGGTACAGCAATAGGCTCACCTCCTCTCAAGATTGCCCGTCGTCTGCGATCTTCTTGGAAAGAATCTACAGACAACTGTAATCGCAATCCAGATTATTACAGACGTCGGGAGAAAAGGCAACATTAATCCGAATTTAGTTACAGACTTCTGTGATTTGACTATGCGAATTGGTAGTTTCTCTGTATAATCCAGCTATCGCGAAGGAGTAAAAATGGACAACAGAATCGCAGCACTACTCAAGGAGCGAAACATAAAGCCTGCTTCATTTGCTGAAATGGCGATGATTCCTGCCTCTACTGTTTACGCCATTGTCAACGGGACTACGAAGTTCGACAAAATAGGCATCGGTACGTTCATCAAAATCGCCAAGGCGTTGGGCATGACCGTCGAAGAGCTTTACTTCGGCACATACGAAATCGATCCTGCGTTGTCAGAGATTACGGCGACGTATCGGCAGACAACGCCGGAAGGAAAACGATTTATGAGTGCGAATGCAAAAACCGTCCGCGAGGTTTACCCGACGGACGAAGCAAAAAATGGTGGGGAAAACAACGTGCAGGATGATCACGTTTCCGGTGTAGCATAGGAGGGGTTGTTCATGAGCAAGGGTAAGAAGATCGGCATAGCCGTTGCCGCCGTTTTCGTCGTTGTAATCGCGGTATCCGCTATAACGTACCAGATCGCGCCACCTGCATCCTCCGCCACCGATGCGCAGCAAACCGTGGCGGACGAATACACCAAAACCGACGCTTCGCAAAGCTACGTTCGTGATGGCGAAGAGTGCATGGGGTACCGCGTTGCCGTTTCGGCCACAGCAACCGAAGAACAGCTCTTGAGCGTGTTCGAGGAAGTAGTCGCGGGCGACGGATACCCGATGCACACCGTTTGGTTCTACAGCAGCGTCGATAAGGCTCAAGGTGGCGACCAATACGACGTTGCCATGGTCGAGGAGGAAAGCGCCGGCGGCGATCCCGTCGTGACGATGGCGTAGCATGGCGAAGCGGGCGAAACGTTCTGCTCCAAAGAAGGGCGCTCGCGCCGCGATATACGCGCGCTACTCGTCGCACAACCAGCGCGGCGAATCCATCGAAATACAGCTTGATAACGACTACGCCTATTGCCACGAGCACGAGCTTGAAGTCGTGAAAGTCTATATCGACGAAGCGAAGACGGGCCGCGATACCAATCGCGCAGATTTTCAGCAGATGCTTGAGGACGCCAAGCGGCATTTGATGGACTACGTGGTTATCTACAAGGTCCCGCGCATCATGCGCAACCGCGACGAAATGGCGCTCGCTCGCATAATGCTGCGCAAATGCGGCGTTGAAATCCTCTACGCAGGCGAGCAGATCGCCGAGGGGTCGTCCGGCGTGTTGCAGCTCGGAATGCTCGAAGTCCTCGCGGAGTGGGAGAGCGCCGTCGATTCAGAGCGCATCACCGAAGGGATCGCGAAGAACGCCGAGCGATGCATGGCGAATGGTCAACGGTTGTACGGCTGGGATATCGTTGATGGGTTCTATGCACTGAACGAGCAGCAGGCAACCGTAATGCGCATGATGAAGGACATGCTGCTTTCCGGCTCGATGATCGCGGATATCAGAAGAGCGTGCGAACCTTACCGAACGCAGTTCGGCAACAAGTTTACCCAGTCTGCAATTACCAAGATGCTCAAGCGCAAGCAGAACGCAGGCATATACGTGTATGCTGGGTACGAGATTCCGGGAGGCATGCCGGCTCTGTGGTCATTGGAGGAGCAGCAAATGATCTGGAAGATTCTTGAGAAGAACGCGCGCCCGCGCAAGCGCGAGAACACGGAGAACTACGCCTTGACCGGTAAGCTGTTCTGCGGAAAATGCAAAACCCCGATGATCGGCACGAGCGGCACGTCGAAGGCCGGCACTCGCTACTATTACTACAGGTGCAAGAAATGCCGGCGAAACGTTCGGAAGGACATTATAGAGGCGAACGTGGCGGATGCCGTGATCGCCGCGTTGTCCGACGAGGCAACGCGCGAGAAGATCGCGGATCTGGTTGCGGAAATCGAGCAAGATACCGGCGCGAAGCCTCAATCGGAGATCATCAGGTCGGAACTGCACGATATAGAATTGTCCTTTGATCGAATCTGGCAGGCGATTGAAGGAGGGTACGCGCCTCCCGGTGGTAAAGAGCGCGTGGAAGAGCTTACGAAGCGCAAAGAACTTCTCGAAGACGAGTTGCGCGTGGCAGTGTCGATTGAAAGCGTGACGGTTGATCGCAACCGCATTTTGTTCTGGCTTGAAGATATCGCACAGGAGGAGGACCCGGAAACTCTGATCGAGGTGTTCGTCTCGAAAGTTGTTCTCGTAGGCGATGACGATTTGCATATCGCGTTCACCTTCGAGGGCGGTGACGACGATATCGGACAGATCGTTGATGACAGCGGAGGTGTTCGGGTAAATGGTCCTGAACTCCACCACGGAAACTAGATCGGGGCGAGGCCATTGGCTTCGCCCCGATTTTTCAAGGTGCGACCATGAAATTGCTCCCTGCTTTTCAAATCTTCTTCAGTCGTTCGAGAAGGCCTTCCATCATCTGGGCATCTTGGATTTTCGTTATGGCAAAACACTTTTTGCCGGCGTCTTTGAGGGATGCGCCGATGTGATACCCGATCGAACGGTCTATGATCAAGAAGCGATCATGAAAGGCAGAGGTGCGTTGCACCTTCAGTGTCGGGTATTGAGAGTTGAACGTGTTGATGTCGGCCCTTGTTAGCCGTGCATCGGGAAGCGTGTGCACGGATACGGAAGCGCCTACCGCTTTCTTTGCCAAAATATTTTGAGTCGAGACATCGACGTAGCCATCTACTAGCTCGATCTCGCATTGAGCTTTCTGGACGAGCTCGACCATGAGACTGAATGCGTCAAATAACTGGCCGTCAAAGAAAATCTTCTGAGTAGTTTCAGGCGTATCTTCTAGGTAGGCGAAAATCCGATCGAGCTTCTTGTCGGTGGTCTTCTGGTATTCAAGCTGCTTTAGCTCGACTTGTCCGATGCGCTCGAAAAGCGCTGCATTGCTTGCGAGGAAGCGACGCGTCTCTACGAAAGCGTCTATGATGCGAATGCTCGTCTCGATCGCGACATCGCTGCGGAGAACCGCCGAAAGCAT